AGATGTGTATAAGAGACAGAAGTAAATCTGACACCCTCTTTCCCCCCATATTCATCTGTCGTGTGGATTTTGTAGCCCCATTATAACCCGCACGTCACAACATGTCAAGTGTCACTTTCATGTTGCACGTGGTTTGTACAATTAATGAACATCGTTCATCAATGCGCTGTCAGTTTGACAATGAGTAAGGCGGCTGTTATATTGTAAGTGTCAGTTAAACAAGTCAAAGGAGCCTACCATGTTCTACGTAATCAAATATTACCAGCGCAACAAAGATACCAAAGTTTACGAGTTGAAGCATATGCACTGTGACACGATCAAAGCAGCATGCGAGTATCTTCAATTCATGGATTCTCATCCGTCTTACGTTTTCGTCTCCATGAAGAAAGTAGGGTGACTATGAACCCTGAAACCTTTTTCGCCATTTTAGCGTACCTAATCGGGATGGTTTACGTGATCAAAAGGCATAAATAAAAATTTGATTTATGAAGATTCTATGAAAAGACCGGATTCCGGTCTTTTCTCTTTCAACCCGCGTATAATGGATATCGTCAAAGCAAGCCTACCGATCAAAGGAGATTACATTATGGCTGCTATCACCCGCACTTTCAAGAGTTTCGAGCTGACCGCCTACGAGCTTGACGATTCCACGCCCCCGAGCGTGCGCGCTGTCGCCCAGTACGTCGTGCTGGACACCAACATGAACGCCCGCAAAGCCCGTATCGCCTTCCGCGATGCCGGCGTGGCGCTGCCCAAGGGCTGCACGATCAAGTGGGTCGAAGGCGAGGAGAAGACCTATTCCATGCCCGTGGAAACGTTCCTTGAAAACGCTACCGTCATCGACGCTTAAACTAATAGACTAGAAGGAGAAAACCATGCCTGAGAACAAAGACATCGCCATCGCCGAGGAAATGCCCGTCAACGACCTCGCGCCCGCTCGCACGTACGCCATCGCCGAGCTTGCCAAGCCCGAGGACAACACGTTCTGCTCGGTGAACCCGGAGCTTGGAGCGGATGCCAAGAAGCTGATCTACAACGCGTCCAACAACCCGACGCACAAGATCGACGACTTCATCAACAAGCAGATCGCGCTGAAAGACCTGTTCGTGGAGATCATCGAAATCGCAGACGAGGACGGCACCGTGGAGCAAGCCCCGCGCATCGTCCTCATCGACGACAAGGGCGAGAGCTACCAGTGCGTGTCGAACGGGGTGTGGGGCTCGCTCAAGAAGATGTTCGCCGTCTACGGAGCGCCAACCTACGAGGAGCCTATCAACGTGGTCGTCAAGCAGGTGAAGGTTAAGCGCGGCACGATGCTCACCCTCGAAGTCGCTTAAAGTTCGTAATCACAGGCCGCACCCAGCGTGCGGCCTTTTTCAGGAGGAAGCCATGTTGTCGCTTGCAGACAAGGATTTGATGGAGCAGTTCGTAGCGGACTCGTCGAACAGGGTGTTGAAGAAAGAGCTATGGGCGCATGCCGTCGTCCCGCAAGGCGTGGCCGTTTTCAAGCGCCATCATAACGGGCGCATCGAATATATGTTCACCAAGGACGACAAGTTCGATATGAAGCGGGACGACATAAACGACCTGCGCGAGCTTGTGCGCCGCTACGTCATAGACGATTATATCGGACTCGTCTTCGTCATGCATTCGCAAGCGCTGAAAACGGTTTCCAAGCATATCAAATATCGTTATTGAAAGGAGGTGCGCCATGCCTTCGAAAAACGGCGTTTTCTACGAGTTGAAGGAATCGCCTTACTCTTTCATGTACGGCGATTGTACGTTCTTCTTCTCGTCTAGGAAGCATCTTTCCAGTTTCATGGACAAGATCTGCGTCAGAACGCAATGGCTGGACGACAGCATGAAAAAGCGTTTCCACTTCTACGTCAATATGCAGCTGGTCGCCGCGTTCCAACTGTACTTCACGGTGGAGACCAGGGGGTGCTACGTCAGATTGGAAAACGGTGAGGAGCTGACATGCAGAGAGAACCTAAGATTAAATGGACTGAAAGCCAGCGTTCGCGCCTCAACTCCGCAGTCCGAAAGTACAACAACGCCATTCGACGGGCTATGCGGGCGAATCCCGCCAACGCCCGGTTCATGCCCGAGCCGGTAAGCTACAAGGAAGTCAAAGCCGAGATCAAGAGCGCGCGCGTGCTTAACAACACGGTCGCGCGCTTGCTGCGCGCCACGCGCAAAGGAGCCTTGGACTTGACGAACGTCGGAGAGGGAGGCATTGCCACGCGCTACGAAGTGCGGGAGTTCCAGATCGCGAAAGCCGTCAACGAGCGGCGCAAGTCGCTCAGGCGCAAGAAGCTGGGGATCGACTACGGCCAGACCCTGGGACGCATGGGAACGCTGCAGCAGAACAACCTCCTTCCCGACAAGCGCACCGCGCGAGACTTCTCTCCCATCGCCCTCAAGCGCTTCATCAAGCGTTACGAGGAGCTGAGCGCCACGAGTTCCTACGAAAGGCTGAACAGGTACTACAAGAACTATATCAAAGGCCTCGACACGGTGTTCGGCGGCTACTCCGAGTTCGATGCGGCTATATCGCAGATCGCGAGGAAGATCGAATCCATGATGAAGTCCAACGCGGGCAAGCTCATGGAGTTCTTCGAGTCCGGAGACGAGCTTCTGAACATCGAGTACATCTACGCGCCGGAAGACCGCGCCGACAAGATGGGCTACATCCTCGACAGATGGGCTGAGCTATGATATGCAGTACTTCACGGCCGATTTCGAAACGACGGCAGACGACCTGACCCGGACGCGAGTTTGGGCGTGGGCTGCTTGCACCTTGAAAACCTACGATATAACGACCGGAACTTCCATCGAAGGGTTCGTGGAATGGTGCGAGCGCGCCCCGGACGCTCGCGTTTACTTCCACAACCTGAAATTCGACGGGAAGTTCATCATATCGCATCTGCTCGACGCGGGATGGGAATGGATTCCCAGCCACGGAGAGCAAGCGCCCTACCGGTTCACGACGCTGATCAGCGACATGAACCAGTTCTACACGATCAAGCTCTGTTTCGGGCGCGGGCACTATATCGAGTTCTGCGATTCGTTGAAGATCATCAGCTTGCCGGTCGCGAAGATTCCGAAGGCGTTCGGCTTCGAGGAAGAGGACGCGAAGCTCGAGATAGACTACACGGGGCATCGCGATCCCGATCACGTTCTCACGCAGCAGGAGATAGACTACATATCGGCAGATGTCAGGATCGTGGCGCGCGCCTTGGGCGAGCTGATCGACCAGGGCGCGACCAGGATCACGGCGGGATCGAACGCCATCGCCGAGTACAAGAAGACGATAGGAGGCGAGAAGGGGTTCAGGCGCACCTTTCCGGTGTGCGACTACGACGCGGAGATCCGGCCATGCTACAAGGGAGGATTCACCTACGTCAACCCCGATTTCAAAGGGCGCGACATCGGGGAGGGAATCGTCCTGGACGTTAACAGCCTGTACCCTTCCGTCATGGCCGGTGTTGGAGGCGAGATCCTGCCGTACGGCGATCCGATGCTCTTCGAAGGGGAGTACGTCCCGGATCCTCGATACCCGCTCTACATACAGACCGTGACCGTCGACTTCAAGCTCAAGCCCGGCTTCATCCCTTGCTTGCAGCTCAAAGGCAATTTGAGCTTCATGCCGACCGAATACGTAGTCGATTCCAAAGGAGAGCAGACGCTGGTATTGACCAGCGTCGACTTGGCGCTTCTGCGCGACCACTACGACATCTATTCCATTCGCTACGGCAAAGGCTGGAAGTTCAAGGCATCGAACAAGCTCTTCTACGATTTCATCATGGCGGCAAACGAGGAGAAGGTGCATGCGGCCGAGGAGGGCAACGCCGGCAAGCGCTACATGGCGAAGCTCAAGATGAACTCCTCGTACGGGAAGATGGCGACGCATCCGGTCAAACGGAGCCGCCGGCCGGTCATGTGCGAGGACGGCATAGTGCGCTACCCGCTGCTCGAACCGGAAGAGACCGACGGCATGTACCTGCCGGCCGGGGCTTTCATCACGGCATGGGCGAGAAACAAGACGATACGGAGCGCGCAGAAGGTGAAGGATCGTTTCCTCTACGCCGACACCGATTCCCTTCATCTGGCCGGAACCGAGATCCCGGAAGAGCTCGACGTGGACGATTACCGGCTGGGAGCGTGGAAGCTCGAAAGCACGTTTCAGCGCGCCAGGTTCCTGCGCCCGAAGACCTATATCGAGGACGAGGGCGGCAAGCTCGCCGTGCATTGCGCGGGGTTGCCCGAATCGTGCCATCCTCACGTCACATGGGATAATTTCCATGTCGGCGCGAAATTTCCGGGAAAACTCTATTCCAAGACCGTAAAAGGCGGTATTATACTATACGAAGGCGATTTTGTCATCAGAAAGGAGACAGGCTTATGAGCAGGTACCAACCGAGCTTGCGCGAGCTGGCGATGGAGCCGGACGAGGACAAGCGCCTCGAGATGGCCGCGCGAATCGACGAGGACGCGGCCGAGCTGGACGACCGCTGGGACGAGCGCGAGGGCTGGCGAAACGAGCGAGAGGAGTGGGACGCGGAGCGCGACCGCCTGAACGCGGAGCGCGACGAGGCCATCGCCGAGCGCGACCGCTACCGCGAGGAGCGCGACGAGTCGCGCCGCAGGTACGCCGACCGGTTCTTCGCCGTCGAAGGCCAGACGCTGCTCCATGCGAACGAGGTAGGCGAGGAAGTTCGGCGCGAGCCGATCCGCTCAGCCGACGAGATCTGGGATTAAGGAGACATTATGGCAGTGAAGCAACCTAACATGAAAGCCGCCGATTCGCCGATCGTCATGAAGGCCGGCGATACGGCAGCGCGCGAGACGGCTGCGCAGAAGGCGGTCGAAGCGACCATCAACGAGACTCCGGAGGTAGCGTCCGCGCTCGCGGCTCGCGGGATCCCGGCGACTTACGACTCGAACAACCGCGCTTACGTGGAGCTTGCCGGGACCACCGACGAGATCCACGCCATCGGCGAGTATCTGACGAGCTATCAGCCCGCGCGAAACGCGTTTCTGAACGCGCTCGTGAACCGCATCGGCCTCACCATCGTGACCTCCAAGCTGTACCGCAACCCCTGGGCGGTGTTCAAGCGCGGGTACCTCGAGTTCGGGGACACCATCGAGGAAATCTTCGTCAACCTCGCCGACGTTCACGGCTTCTACCCCGAGGGCGCGGAGGACACGTTCGCCAAGCGCGAGCTTCCCGACGTGCGCACCGCGTTCCACCGTATGAACTTCCAGAAGTTCTACAAGACGACCGTCTCCTCCCAGCAGCTGCGCCAGGCGTTCCTGTCCTGGACGGGCGTTAGCGACCTGATCGCGCGCATCATCGAGTCTCTCTACACCAGCGCCAACACGGACGAGTACTACGTCATGCGCTACTTCCTGGCCAAGTGCCTCCTCAACGGCTACATCGGCTCGGTGGAGATTCCCGCGGTCGGCAAGGACAACGCCGTCGATATCGCCACGCAGTTCCAGTACATGTCCGACCTGTTCCAGTACCAGTCCACGAAGTACAACATGGCGGGCGTGACCACCCACACCGATTTCGAAGACCAGTACTTCATCGTCACGGCCAAGTTCAAGGCCACGATGAACATGAACGTGCTGGCCACCGCATTCAACTTGGAGTACCGCGAGTTCCAGGCGCGCATGATCACGGTCGACACGTTCACCGACTTCGACTGGGTTCGCATGGACGCGCTGTTCACCGACCCGGTCACCGGCCAGCTCGACCCCAACTACCACCGCTTCACGGAAGAGGAGATCGCGCTGCTCGAGACCGTGCCGGCGGTGCTGGTGTCGCGCGATTGGTGGATGGTGCTGGACAACTACGTGGAGTCCGCGCAGTGGTTCAACGGCGAAGGGCTGTACTGGAACCATTGGCACCATGTGTGGAAGACCATCAGCTGCTCGCCGTTCGGGCAGGCGGCCGCCTTCACCCCGACCGACCCGTCCATCACGAGCGTGACGGTCACGCCGGCGACGGCCACGCTTTCCAAGGGAGCCGACCTGCAGCTGTCTGCCGCGGTCGTCGGAACCGGCATCGTGAACCAGGGCGTGCAGTGGAAGGTGACCGGAGGCGCGGCATCCGGTACGACCGTCACCAACGGCGGGTACCTGCACGTGGCGGCCAACGAGACGGCGACGACGCTCACCGTCACGGCAACCTCCATCCAGGACGGAACGAAGACGGGCGAATCCACCATCACCGTCACCGCATAGCCTATGTTCTGCCGAGGGCGGGATTCGTTTCCCGCCCTCCTTTCCGAAGGATGTGAGAAATGTACCAGCCCAGCACGGAGATTCGGATAGGGACGGTTCCGTGGAACCCGAACTACAAGCACGTTCGCTGGTATCCGAACCTGAACGCCCAGATGTCGGGCGTAGCTTCGTTCATGGACGCTCGGCGAACGATTTCAACCTACACGTACCAGCGCCTGGAATCTGCCATCGACGTGGACGGCAACCCCGAGCAATACTACAATTACAACTACGTGATGTTCCAGAACGAGAACTTCGGGACTAAGTGGTTCTACGCGTTCATCACCCGCGCAGAGTACAAGACGGCCAACACGACGCGCTTGCACTTGGAACTCGATTACGTGCAGACCTACATGTTCGACTACGATATCAAACCGTGCTTCGTGGAGCGCGAGCATGTGAACGACGACACGATAGGCGCTCACGTCAAGGACGAGGGGATCGACCCGGGCGAGCTTAAATGCGCGTACTCCGTAATCGACAACGAGGACATGGATTGCTACATGGTGGTTGCCAGCGCCGTGGAGCCTTTGAAGGACGGAACGTACGTCAACAACGGCGGGGACAAGTACATGGGCGTTACCAGCGGGACGAGCTTGTCGGTGTTTTTGACCGTGGACGACTTCAAGGGCTTCATGAAGGCGCTGTCCGACAACGGCCAGCAGGATGCGGTGAGCCAGGTCTACATGGTACCGCGAGCCGCCATCCCGTCTATCGTCAAGAAGACCGACGGCTGGGGATACTGGGTGGACTCCAACGCGGCGACCCCTCAGACGACTAAGGACTACGCGCTCGGCTTCACGAATCTCGACGGCTACGTTCCGAAGAACAACAAGATGTTCTGCTACCCGTTCGAATACGCGGAAGTGACCAACTTCACCGGGGCAGACCAGCAGTTCCGACTCGAATTCTGCGGAACGCCCGGAACGTTGAGCTTGCAGAAGACGGGCGGCTGCGATGCGAACTCGCGTTTGGCCTACATCCCGCTGAACTACAACGGAGTGAACCGGTTCGTCGAAGGCGCGGTGTACTTGGAGAAGTACCCTACATGCAACTGGGTTTACCAGGCGTTCGCGAACATGCTCGGCGCGTCCCAGGTGGACACGTCGTTCGGCTTGTCCTTCAACTCGATGAGCCAGCTGCCCTACGTGAACTCCTTCATCGACTCCACGCAGAACATCATCGGCGGAGCCATGCAGGGTTTGGCATCCGGCAACGTCGCCGGGGCTGCCGCGAGCATGATCAACTCGACGATCAACGGAGCGCAAGACCTTACGAACACCTTCGCGAACTTCTCGAAGGCATCGAAGACCCCGAACACGCAGCGCGGAGGCACTAACTCGACTACCGCGCTCGTGAACTTCGGAACCTACACGATAGGCGTTCGCAAGTACACGTGCAGAGCCGAGATAGCGCGCCAGATCGACGACTTTTTGAGCGTGTACGGCTACAACGTGTCCGTCGTGAAAACCCCCAACATCACGGGGCGCGCTTCATGGAACTACGTGAAGACCGTCGCAGCGAACATGAGCGGATCGGTTCCGGCCGGCTACCTTGCGATGTTCAACAGGCTGCTCGATTCCGGAGTCACGTTCTGGCACACGGACGACGTGGGCAACTACAGTTTGAGCAATGCTATAATATAAGAAAGGAGGCATGCATGAACCCTATCCAATCCACTACCACCCCGTACGGCCTTCCCTGGGGCAACATGCCCAAGAACGCGCGCAAATCCGCTCGCGAGCTGGACAACGCGGCTATGAACTCGCAAACGATGTTCCTCTGGCAGATGCGCCTGTACGAGCTGGCGATGAGCGTCTTCGAGTGGGAGAACCTGCCGGCGGGCATCAACGAGCGCCAAATCGAATGGTGGCTCCTTCGCGACGGTTTCTGCGTGTTCCTGCATGACGAGGATATCGCGCTCGACCCTGTTCAGCGCAGCCCGGAGGGCTACGCGATCATGCAGTGCATGTTGGAGGGAAACTTCGACATCTACTCGCAGCCGGTGAACCGCATAGCCTACTCGGTGATGGGGGTCAACATCCCGCTCACCATCGAGAACTCCGTCATAATCTGGAATTCGAACTTGCGCGTGCCTACCTGGTTCGCGCTCAACATGTACGCGAAGAAGCTGTGGGCGATAGACCGGGCGATCGATGTGAACGTGTACCAGCAGAAGACTCCGCGCGTGGTGAAATGCTCGCAGAAGCAGCGCCTGAGCTTCGAGAACATGATGGCGCAGGTGGACGAGTACAAACCCCTCATCATGACGGACAAGGACTTCGACCTCGAATCCATCGACATCCTCGACAACTCGTCGCCGTACGTCGCCGAACAGCTCTACGAGTTGAAGGACAAGTACTGGAAGGAAGCGCTCGGATTCCTCGGCATCGCCAGTTCCGAGTCCAAATCGGAGCGCGTCATCGTGGACGAGATGCTCGCCAGCCTCGGCGGCACGGAAGCGCAGCGGCTCTGCCGCCTCGAATCCCGCCAGTTCGCGTGCAAGCAGATAAACGAGATCTTCGGGCTCGATGTGGACGTGCATTTCCGCGTGTCGGAGAAGCGCCAAGAAGAGCAGTGGGCTATCGCCGACGGCGAATTCAATGAAAGCGAGTACGCCGAGGAGAACGGGATCGAGGTGAACGGAGAATGAGCAAGTACAGCTTGCAGCTTCGCTGGCTGGTCGAACAGACGCTTGCAGATGCGAAGCTTCCGAACATCGAGGCTAACTGGCATGCTGCTTACGACAAGCTGGGCTTGGCAGACTATCCGATATTCGACGAGGCGTATAGGCAGACGCTGAACGACAAGATCATACGCCGCTATTTCATGTACGAGATAGGAGCTGAAACGGCGGGGTTGTTCCGCATGTTCGTTCGCGACGCGATGTTTATGATAATGCCCTATTACAATCAGATGTACGAATCGCTCGCTCTCGCCAAGCAGATCAAGCCGCTTGAAGACCACAACCGAAACATAACCGAGAAAGCGGGAGGCACCGCGTCGAACACCGCCGACGCAACCGCCGGTTCCACGAGCGAGGCGCAGGACATCTTCTCGGATACCCCGATGAGCGCTCTCAATTTCGACAACATCAAGAACGGCAAGTACGCCTCCACAGCGGACTTCACGAATGCGACCACGGCCGACACGTCGAAGTCCGCATCCAGCGGAACGTATGCGAACGATCTCGCGCGCACAGAATCCGGGCACGACAAGTCGGAATCGGAATTGCTATTGATTTGGCGCGAAACGTTCGTTAACATAGACCGTGACGTGGTGGAGGATAGAGCGCTGCGCGAATGCTTCATGACGATTTGGTAAGGAGGAGCGCATGAACCAGCCCACACCGGATGTAGCGCCGTTTCGCTACTACGTGCAGATGGTTCTGCCGGCCGTCTACGGCGACGAGCTGAGCTATTACGAGGTGCTTGCGAAGGTGACGCAGAAGCTGAACGAGGTCATCGACAACCTGAACAAGCAGGGTCAGAACGTGAACGACCTGATGGCGTTCTACAATCAGCTGAAAGCGCAGGTGGACGCGCTGGAAAACGAGGTGGACGCGATCAAGAACGGCGAGTACGTTCATCTGTACCTGGATTCGATCATAAACTGGATCGACGCGAACCTGCAGTGCCTTGTGGCGAGGATCGTCAAGTTCGTGTGCTTCGGTCTGGGAGACGACGGGCATTTCAAGGCTTACATCCCAGCGACTTGGCAGTTCCTGCAGTTCGACACGGGAATGAACCCCGACGACTCGGAAACGTACGGCCACCTCATCATCAAATGGTAAAGGAGAAGAACATGGCAGAATCGACCAAGAACATGACGGTTGGCGCGGGAAGCGCGAGCGCGAGCGTCACCGCCACCGTGACCGACCAGATGCCGGGCGTTCCCTGTCCGACGACTCCGGGTTACACCTACACCGGCATGCGCTACGTGCCGGTGTTCGCAGACCCTCCGGAGTGGTCTAGCGCGAACAGCTACGAACCGTTGGAGATCGTCATCCATGAGGGGAATTCCTACACGTCCAAGACGTTCGTTCCCGTCGGCATCGACATCTCGAATTCCGCTTATTGGGCGCTGACCGGCAATTACAACGCCCAGGTCGAACAGTACCGCCAGCAGGTGCAGCAGTTCGACGGCCGGATCACGAAGAACACGGAGGACATAGCGGTCAATACCGCCGATATAGCGAATCTTTCCGAGAAAACGTCTATGTTGGCGCATTCGAAGGACTTCAAAGGCTCCAATATCCTGTATGTGACCGATTCATGGGGCGTTAACACGACAGGAGTCACCAAGCCGTATGTGAACAGCCTCGGAGACATTCTAGGGGCTAACCTGACGAACCTCTCGGTGGGAAGCACGGGATATATATCCGGAGGGACGAACAACTTCATCAACCGTTTGAAAGCATGGGCGGACGCCAATCCCGGCAAAACCGGGGATATCGATTACGTGATGGTTTGCGGGTCGTCGAACGATTATCCTCACACTTCCAGCGAGATCGCCGCCGCAGTCAACCAATTCGTTTCATACGCGCTTACCACGTTCCCTAACGCTCAAATAGTGGTTATCCCCCAGTTCGCGTCTAATAAGCCGGCATACGCATCGGTGGATACCGCGGACGACAACCTATGGCGGAAAGTCAATGCGGCTGCGACGGTGGCGTACTTCAATAATCTTTGGCCTAGGACTCGCTTCATCCCCAATACCTTTTACGCGATGGCGTTCACGCCCGCGTCGTTCATGTCCTCCGATAACATCCATCCCACGCAATCAGGGCATAATTACCTGGCCAAATGGCTTTCAGAGGCGTTGTTGGGGCTGAGCAATTCATCTAACATCTCCTATACGCTTCCCCTGGATGCCACGTTCACGACTCATGCTAACTCCGGTGCGGTCGTGGAAACGATAACGAATACCACGTCGGTTTCCGTCACCCTTTCGATCGTGAACGGCGTATTGTGCGGCTCGCTGTCTTTCGCGTTCCAGCCCACTAAAACCGCGGTTTCCATCAGGATGAACACACCGGCGTTCGTGCTGCTCAACACTCAGGTTGGTTCTTCATTGGGGACGGTGGTGTCGGCGGGGGTCGACAATGCGTTCAATCGAACTACCATTCGCTTCGGAGATATGAAGGGGAAGACGTTGCCCGCTAGCGGCGCGAACGCATGGATCGAGTTCGGAGCTTTGACCCCTTACATGAAAAGCGGCAACACGTTGATAGTATCGGCCAACATTTCCATTCCCGTTTCCTACTTCGTGATGGGCAACTGATGGCGACCGAACCGACAGGCGGGGGGAACCCCAACTTCTTCAAGACCTTCAAGGGGGCGTACGTCCACGCCCCCTCCCCCGAAGCTATGTTCACCAACGAGCGGGTCATGCTTTCCTGCGTGAACGACGTGCAGTTCCAAGGAGACTGCATGATCATGAACTACACGCCGGGCGCGACGCTCACGACGCTGCCTCCGGAATGCCGGCCGTCGACCGAGGTTCGCGTTCCCGTGGTCGTGGACACGCGCCTTGACGTGATGGCGGTGCAGACGAACGGGGTCGTTTCCCTGAACGCCTCCACCGACGGCATGGTGTATCTGGCGGGACTGTCCTTCAATATAAGCATGAACTGGTATTCTAATTAGGAGGAATCAAACATGGATGTTAACGATATTGTCACTCTTATCGGTAGTCTGGGCTTCCCTATCGTGGCTTGCGTGGGCATGTTTTACCTGTACAATCGTACTCTTAAGGACTTTACTAGCACACTTAACGACATTGCGAGCGAGATTAAGGAGCTACGGGAAGAGCTTAAAGAGCTGATCAAGAATGCTTAGGGGCATCGACATATCCAACTGGCAAGCCGGGTTGGACGCGGATGCGGTGTTTCCCAACGTGGACTTCGTGATCTGCAAGGCGACCGAGGGCGTGGGTTTCGTGGACGGGTACTGCGACAGCTGGGTGCAGTGGTGCCGCCGGAACGGAAAGCCCTGGGGATTCTACCATTTCGCGAATTCCAACGATCCCATGAAAGAGGCTGTCCATTTCATAGACAACACGAGCAACTATTTCGGCGAGGGCGTGCCGGTGCTTGACTGGGAGGGCGATCAGGGCATCGACTGGGTCAACGAGTTCGTGCGCGTCGTGCATGATCAGACCGGCATCTGGCCGTGGATCTACGCCAACCCCTGGCGCTTCAATCAGGGAGGCGTGGAGCAGAACTGCATGCGCTGGATCGCGAGCTACCCCGACGTGCTGCGCCCAGGACTCGACTACGACCCCGGCGAGCCTCCGGAGACGGACGGGCTTGTGGGGTGCTGGCAGTACGCGTCGGACGGCCAGGTGCCCGGATACGCGGGCAACCTGGACGTGAATCACTTCTTCGGAAGCGTCGGCGCGTGGATGGCTTACGCGGGTGTCCCGTCAACGGGTGCGCCGTCTGAACCGATCGGCCAGTCGGTTTTGGAGAACGATAGATTCCGCGTGACAATTCAAGAGAAGTGATGTATGATGGTCATGCGCCGGAAAGCAAGCTATCTTCTGCGTCTGTGGGGCACCCGGTGAAACGGGCACGGGCGCATACGGAGACAAGCCCCCTCTGTGATAGTCTTTTCGGTTAGCGCCCTTTGACTTAGCCCCTGTCGCTTGGACATCCATGATGGCAGGGGCTTCCAAGTTCAAGGGATGATAAGTCAAAGGAGGATGATGGCTAAATACTGGGACATATCCAAGACGCTTTCGTACAACTGCCTGTTCAATTTCATCTACGGCATCCGAGGCGCGGGCAAGACGTACACGGGGCTGCAGCATTACGTCAAGCGCTACCTGCGCACTGGGCGGAGGTTCATGTACCTGCGGCGCACGGAAGAGGAGCTTAAGAACCTTGCCACCCGCAAGGACGGACGGCTGTTCAACCACGTGCAGAAGGAGTTCCCGGGGCATGCGCTCTGGGCTGAATCCAACATCCTTCATATCGACAAGGAGATATGCGGCTACGCGCAAGCGCTGTCAACGGCGCGCAAGCTCAAGTCCGACGCGCTGGACAACGTGGACACTATCCTGTTCGACGAGTTCGTCATCGACAAGGGGTTCCAAACGTACCTTCCCGACGAGGTGACGGCGTTCTTGGAGCTTTACGAAACCATCGCGCGACCCGGTTCGCGTGATTACGACGTAACCTGCATGTTCTGGGGAAACGCGGTGACCTCGGCGAACCCCTATATGGACTACTTCAAGCTGGAGCTTCCCTACAAGACGGACGTATGGAGGCGAGGCGAGTTCCTGACGCAGATGGTAGCGCCCCCTGAGCTGATCGAAGCGAAGAAGGGCACGCGCTTCTACCAGGCGATAGCGGGCAGCGACTATGCGGCGTACGCGGCCGAGAACAAGTGGTTGCGCGACAATCCGAAGTTCATCGCGAGAAAGGGCAAGAATGCCGAATACCAGTTCACGCTCCTTTACTACGACGATGCTATCGGAATATGGCGCGACAACCGAAACGGTTGCTATTACGTGTCGGAAGACGTTGACCGCCAGTGCCGCCACGTGTTCGCCGCCACGACGGAAGACCATGAGCCGAACACTCTGCTGCTCAAAGGTTTCAAATCCTCGCCCCATTTGGCTAACCTGAAAAAAGCGTACGATATGGGGTGCGTGCGGTACGAGTCTATGAAGCTCAACAACTGGTTCAGGGATATTGTTAGGATGGGATTATGATCATCACTACTAAAAATGGCGATATGGTAGATACAGTGCAGATTATCGAAGAAAACGTATATACCATAGATGATGTTAAATACGCGGTGGAAACTGACATGTATATTGCTGCAACGGTTCAGATACGAATTTGCGATACTGGAAAGAAACAGCTGGAAGTTTCCGACCCGGAAATTGGCAAAGAAGCGCAGTACCATCTTCGACAGTTCATCAAGTGCATGAAGAAGTTGGGAAGGTATTACTGATGGCTGAGCCGGTTATAATCAGCGCTACCAAGCAAGGCGGCGTTGAGAACGCTTACGTAGGAACCATCGTTAGGATGGGATTGTGATGGCGCGGGAGATAGTGCCGCAGCTGGGCGGTAGAAATTGCGTTTACACCTATATGGGCTGGTCGCTGATAACCGCGCCCGATTCGCTACAGTACAAGCTTCGGGCGGATGCGGGTGAGAACTATGATGCAGAGGGATTCGCCATCATAGAAGGAAGATACGTGATCGCGTGCACCGAGGCGTTCGGGGGTGTCGGAGACTACGTGGATTTCCAGCTGGACACGGGGCTGATATTGAATTGCATCATCGGAGACGTTAAATCGTCGGGAGACCCTAATTACAGCGAATGGGGGCATCTTTACCCGCCGAATTCGATTAGCGTGATAGAATCGGTTGTGGAGTACTCGAAATGGTATCCTAGCCATGCTAACCCCGGAACGCCGGGATGCAAGCCGGAATGGGCTGGAAACGTCGTTCTCGCGTTGAACTACGGAAACTACTGGGAAATAGATCCGCCGGGAGGAATCGATATGGCGAGCGTGATCATAATCAGCGCCACTAAGAAAGGCGGCGTTGAGAACGCCTACATTGGGACTATAGGCAACGACGGCTATATATACTTCAACGATATAGACTTCTACAGATTCAAGAATGTCGGGACGTGGGAAGACAACGTATACGTTCTGAACCGCACTCGCCGCTCTTGGACGAAGACGACGATGTTCACGAAGATCAGCGCTCAGAACCTGAACTCCGGATCGGGAAGCATCGCGCCCGGGGGGTCGGGAGTGGAGGGCGCGTGCC